ATTGACAGTGAAGGGTTCTTGTCTCCGTTGCCTCTGCCGTGGCCTGGTACTGGGCAGCTCGCAAGCCACTGCCCGTTTACCTTCTTGGCGTTGCCAAGCGTTTTTGCTATTTCTTCGGCTTGCATTTGATCTCCATCTCTATTCTTTTGCCGATCCACCTAACCACGGGAACCGCCCATGAGTTCCCGAGCGCCTTGTAGCGCGGCCCGTCTGGGCATTCTGACGCTGGTTTCTTACGCCAAGATATTTCTGTGTATCCATCAGGGAAGCCTTGCAGGCGCTCGCACTCGACGGGTGTGAGGCGGCGCACTTGCATGGCGGTTTGAATGATGTCGCCGCCTTGATTGCCATGCTGAACGCCACCAGCCATCAGTGGCTGCAAGACATCAACCTGCCGCGCCTTGTAATCCTTGCCGCTGTTTTGCGGCATGATCGACCATGCCACCGGCTGCGCCACCCCATCATGCCTGCCGCCAGCGCCGCCGCGCTGAATAGTGCCTGCTAAATCAATGCTGGCGGTCAGTTCTTCTGACCAAGCAATTGGCTGCGCCACGCCCTGTGTCGCCGCTACGTCAACGGTGTAGCTGACGCCGTCATCATTCCAGCCCTTCCCGTTCTGCGCCTTCTCGCGGGGCGTTACGTCTTGCAGGGCGATTGGCTGCATTACAGCCGTGCCACCTTGAGAACAGGTTGGATTCAACCCGGTGGCTGCATCCAGCGTCTTGCTAGTGTCCTCGTCCATGCGAACGTAGAACCCACCTTCTGGACGGTCTTGGCGCTTGTTGCCGCCGTAGATGTTGATCGGCAGCAGCGTCTCCGACTCGGCGTCCAGCCTATTCATGCCTCCGGCGTTGAGGCACATACTGATTTGGAGGGATTCAACGCTATCGACGTCTCTGCCAGGCCCGTTTGCGCCACCGCCATTAGCGCATCCTGCAATTGTTGGGGCAACTGTTTGCCGCGCTTCTCGGCTCGGCGCAGTATCCCGGCGCAGGCCGTCGAACTCAAAAAGAACCGCTGCGGGATCGAAGTCTGCTCTAGCACTTGCGACAACGAACACACGGCGGCGTCGTTGGGCCACTCCGAAATATTGGGCGTCGAGGACTCGCCACGCGACTGCTCTTTGGGGGCCATACACACAACCAGCGTTCGCCCACTTTCCCCCTGGCGGCTCGACTGCGCCATCTTCACCGGCAAGCCCAGCAAGAAAACAGCCGAAGGCGTTGTCTTTTGTTGAGAGGACTCCGGGCACGTTCTCCCAGAAGATGATGGCTGGATGCTCTCCTCCAGCAAGTCGAACATTGTCAATTGCATTTGCGATCTCGCAGAAGGTGAGTGACAGATTGCCTCTGGCATCGTCAAGCGATTTGCGCATCCCCGCGACCGAGAATGCCTGGCACGGAGTGCCACCGCAAAAGAGGTCTGGCGGTTCTATCTCGCCGCTGATGATGCGCTGCGGCAGTGTTGTCATGTCCCCAAAGTTCGGGACATCAGGGTAATGGTGCTTTAGCACCGCGCAAGGAAACGGCTCAATCTCAGAGAACCATGCGGCTTTCCAGCCTAGCGGCTCCCATGCAACTGATGCGGCTTCAATGCCAGAGCAAACAGATCCGAATTTCATTTTTCAGAGTCAAAAAAACCGGGACCATCTGGCCCCGGCCTCCTTATGACTTGACGTCAAAACATCTCGTCATCATCACCATCGACCGCCCGCTGCGCTGCTGTCTTCGCCGCAGGCGCACTAGCGGGAGCAGGTGCTGGTGCCGGTGCTGGTGCTGCCTCCTCTACAGCTCCCATACCAGCAGGCCGAGCGATCCAATCGACGACCACGAACTGCGGGATGCGGGTTGTGCCCTTGCCGATCTTTTCCATCTTGCTGCCTTGGTACTCGCATACCGGCAGAAGGGAGGCGTTGAGCGGCAGAGCCTTGCGCTCCTCCATGCACTTAACGTAGAGCTGCTCCAGTCCCATGTTGGGACCGACTCCGTTGGACGACCACTCGCAGGTTCCGAGCTGCTTGTTGTAGAACGTGACGGTGAAGCCGCGCTTGTGCTCAGGTGAAGGTTGAGCACCTTTGCGACCAATAGTCTCGTCGGGTTGCCAGTCACGCACACCCGTGCCAAGCAAAAGCCAGCCGGTCTTTACGTTGTCGATGTCGAAGACCACTTTCTTGAGCTGAACTTCAGCGCCCTCGCTGTTTGTCCAAGCATTGGCCTGTGGTGAGAAGCGGATGAAGTTTGCATTGCCGCCGCCAGAAGAGAGATTTAGCATTTCGCGTTTCGCTTTCAAAGGTTAAGGTTGACCCGGTGAACGGGCATTATTGACGCAGGGATGCGTCTCTTGCAATGGTGACACCCGAACTTTCCTTCACGGTCAGCTCTTCAAGGATTACCTTTTGCTCTTTATCCAGCAGCTTTTCTGCTGCTGCTGGTGAGATGAACTCTGTCGAATAGAGAACATCTTCATTAATTCCAGCCTCTACGAGTGCTTCCTTGGCTTTCTTTTCATCCACCCACTTGCGCGTGCCACGCTTGGGCGCGAGCTGCCAGCCAGGCAGCGTGCCCCCGCCCTTCATGCGCTCAAGGGCGTGCTTGCGAAGCGCGTCGATAAATGACTCGACGACAGGTGCCCGATCAAGCAGGCTGCTGACCTGCTCATCGGTCAGCGTCACCATCACCGACTTGATCTCCTCCTTCGTCATCGCGGTGATGTTGGGCTGCGCCTCGATGACTGCGAAGGACTCCTGCTGCGCAGGGCAAGTCAGCTTCGCTGGGCACCACTGGCAGGCTTTGTCCGACGGCCTGGGCTGGCAGTTCGGATCAATCGCCTCCGCGATGGCAGGCAGGAGAGTTTCCTGCTCCCACTTCCTGAGACTGTCGATGCTCATAACGTGAACCCGCACGCCGCCAGTTCTCGGCTGGTTGATGTGCAGCTCGATGATCTCAATGTTTTGCGGCTTGAGCGTTTTGAGCGCCGCCAGGGCGTATATCTTAAGCTGCTCGTTGTCCTCGTCGACGTACCCAGAGCCGGTCTTCAGATCCGCGATGATGAGAACCTTCTTTGTCTGCGCCACGCCGATGACATCGGCAGTTCCGCGCAGCGTGACCTGATCGTTCTCGATGTACGACACCTTCGATTCGATCTTGACGTTGTACCTGCCGACAAATTCCTCGATGTCCCTGATGCACTGGACATGCTCTGCCGCCATCTCGCAGTGCCACTGCGCGAGCTTGACGCCCTCGACGGTTGCGCCGATGTGCGATAGCGGGTCAGAGTCGAACTGATAGCAGTCCTCCGCGAGCGCGTGAATGGCAGTGCCAGCTTGCGCCGCGTCACCTGCTGGAGTCGGCGGGATGCCTTTGGATAGCCTTGCGCTGGCCGGGCAGGCGATCCAGCGATCTGCTGCTGATGGGCGTAGCTCAATCACGTTTTTGCTCCTTGTCACGCGCTGCCATGTACTCGTCGGTGAGAACGTGATAGACCAGACTGCGCACCTCGTTGCTCACTGCCCAGCCAAGGTCTTCGCGGTCAAGCAGGCGGCGCAGAAGCTCCGTCTTTGCGATGCTTGCTTTTCGCTCCGCGTCCAGTTGCGTGCCGAGGAAGATGATGTGATTCCTCATCGTTTGGCGCTCGTCGTCTTTGATCTCGTCTCTCATTTACGTCCCCTTTTCGTTTCGCTCTCAGTTCGATACGGCCTCGGGCAATCCTCTGGAGGCACCACCACGCACCAGACAGCTCTGTGGGTTCTGCTGTTGCTTCCATTAGTCCATCGGTCGATGTAGGAGTCCGGCATCTGTCTGAGGATGCGCGACAGATGCGACTGATCTATTGCTGGCACCATGTCCAGGATTTCGTTGACGGTTAGCCCATCACTAAACTCACGCAAAAGCTCCCGCACCTGCCTGACGCGCTTGCTTGTTTGCATCTATTACGCCTTCCTTTCTGGGCAGTCGCGCCCCTGCCTGCATTTGCCATTACACGGCGGGCATGTGTCTGATGTGAATGCTTTGCGAATCAGGTCGGCAGAATGCCACGGCTCTGCCTCGTATGCGATGTCGGCGCAGCGGTCTGCGACAAGAGCCGCGAAGCGGCGCAAAGAACCGTTGTCGCCATCAAAACCAACAAACCCTGCCTCCCGCGCCATGCGGGTGATGTCGTCGCGGTTCATGTGTTTTTCTCTCTGAGTATCTTTTCGATGTCCATTACGACATCGCGTACGTCATAGTCCCACTCTTCGATCTCGGAGTCCGTCAGCCCGACCCACTGGCGCTGTGCTGCAAATGGACCGCTAAAAAGTGGAACGGGCATTCCATCCGTACCAAGTCGGCCCTTTTGCTTGGCCGGGATTATTTCTGTGTCGGCATCAAAATGTAGGTCTGTTGCCCATGCCACCGGCTTTTTCCTATTAGCCTCTGCCATAGCAACACGAAGGACGTCGGCAGCATCTGCCGCTATGCGTTGCGGATAAATGCGTCCTGTTTTTGTCGTTATGTTTGATGCCGGGTGCTCCCACTTCGCCAGCATCTCCAGCGCCTCCAGCGCCTGATTCATTGCTTCGATGCTCATTTGCGCCCCCTCTTCTGACGGTACTTAATCATCTTCGGCATCTCGACGGTCATCTGCTTAGGAAGGGCCGCCAGATGAGCTGCCGTGCGCACCGAGTAGGGCAGCGAAGGCTCTACACCGGCAAGGCGTTTCTGATTGACCACGCGGCTGGCTTGATACGCTGCACGCCGAGACGTCTCAAGGTCTTTGAGGCTGATGGTTGGCTTGTAGTTGCGCCAGTCGAATGGATCATTCATTTGGTGATGCCGATTTTTTGTAGAGAGGTACTGGAGGAACATGCACATTGCCGGGCTTCTTCCAGCGCAGATATTTAAACCCGACTCCGTTCTCGCCGATCCAAGCAGTAGGAGCCGCGTCAAGCGAAATCTGGTTTTGCTTTTGCACCGACTGATTAGTACGCATCGCGCAGGCCCAGCCAGCCATCGCGCCACGATTAACCGCCTCCTCGATGATGCGCCGCACTTCGTCAGCGGTGAGCAACCCCACTGCGTTGGCTGGCGGTGCCATCTGCTCGACGATCTCCTTAACGGACTCCTTGAGGCTCATAGCACCCCCAGCAGCAGCGCCGTGAGCAAACCGATCATGACGACGATGCTCACGCAGATGACGACCTTATCGGCCATCGTCATCGGAGTGTACGGCTCGCAGATTGAGCCGCGAGAGTAAGGGCCGAAGGCTTCTTCAAGGGTGCGCGGGTGGCGGCGGGGTGATTCCATTGTAGTTTCTCCTTGGTTGGTTGCTGATGACTGAATCATAGCACACTTGACTTGCCTGTCAACTCCCCTACATCTTAGTCGGATATTCAGACCCTTAGAATTGACCCGGAGCCAGGGCAACTTGGCTCGGCTGCGGCGTCTCCCCGCAGTTGCCATGCCCTTTGGGCGAGGTTCGCGCCTCGCCCTTTTTTTGCCATGCCATTTGACGCATAAGTCATTTGCCCGATACAATTCTACGCATGACAACTTACGCCCAGCAAGCGATTTCTGAAATAAAGCTCAAAGCCGAGTCGGCTGGCTTTAGGCTGTCTGACGTTTGCCGCATCGCCGAGATCGACCAGGCGCAGGTCAGCCGCTGGCATAGCGGTGCCACCGAGCCGCTCTACGGGTCCGTAAGGCGGCTAGAGGCATCAGTTGATGCCCTGATAGCTGCTCGCCTCAAGAAGATCTCTGGAAGCCTCGACGCAGCCGCGAAGGCATGAGAACCCTCGGCATAGACATCGGCCTTGACGGCGCAATCGCGCTGATCGAAAACGGCGATCTGCTGGAGGTGCACGACATGCCCACCGTGACGCTTGAGCGCAACAACAAGTCAAAGCGCATGGTCAATGCCGCCGAGCTGGCGCGCCTTATCAGGCAGGCAGCACCCGGCTGCGCGTACCTAGAGCGCCTTAACGCAATGCCCGGTCAGGGCGTAACGTCAATGTTCAGCATGGGCCAGAGCCTCGGTGTAGTCCTTGGGATACTCGCAGCCCTCGACATCCCGACAACGACGATCCCGCCACGCACTTGGCAGCGCGCTCTTGATGTGCCGCAAGGCAAGGACGGCTCGCGCTATCGCGCCGCCCAGCTCTTCCCGGCTCGCGCTGAACTGTTCAAGCGCGTGAAGGACGATGGTCGCAGCGATGCTACGCTGATCGCCGCCTACGGTGCCCGCCAATGAAGTGGGATAGCCTCGACCCGTTCCCGCATCTGGTCATTGACGGGTTCATGGATGAGCGCCAGGCGCTGCAACTGTCCAGCGACTTCCCGGCCTTCGACTCACCGGCATGGCACACCTACGACAACGCCATCGAGGTGAAGAAGACCTGCAACAACTGGCACCACTTCTCGCCGGACATGTACAGGTTCTTCTATGACATGAACTCGCTGGAGTGCATCTTGCCTTTCGAGGATCTGACGAAGTGCAGGCTCTTCCCAGACTACGGCCTCCACGGTGCCGGGATGCACATTCACGGCTCTGGCGGCAAGCTCAACACGCATCTGGACTACAGCATCCACCCCAAGCTCAAGCTGGAGCGCCGCCTCAATCTCATCGTGTACCTCAATCCTGACTGGCAAGAGTCATGGGGCGGCTCGCTCGGGCTGTGGCGCGATGACAATGGCAAGCCCGGCGAGCTGGTGAAGTCAATCGCGCCGATGTTCAATCGCGCCGTGGTGTTTGACACCACAGGCGCATGGCACGGCCTGCCTGAGCCGATTAACTGCCCTGTAGGACAGCACCGCAAATCCTTGGCGGTGTATTACCTCTGCGATCCCCGCGATGGCGCTGCCGAGCGTAACCGCGCTTTGTTTGCGCCGACTGCGGAGCAGGCCGATGACCGCGAGGTGATGGAGCTGATTGAGAGACGGTCGCGTTAAGGCGCGAGCAGGCCGCCGTTAACGCTCAGGATTCGCAGCAAATCTTCCTCGCCTGGGAAGACTACGAAGTTGCTGGTGCCCTGACCTGCTCCGCGAGAGCCTTGGTCTAGGTAGCGGATGCCGGGGATGCCTGCCTCGCGCAGACGCTGAGATGCATAGATCTGATCGTCTTGCTGCCTTAAAGGCAACTTAACAGGAGCACCAAAAGAAGCGCGGTTATAAATCTCGCGCCCTTTCATTCCGCTAATAAGCCAATCATCCTTGCCAACCACGCCAGCATTTTGTAATGCTTGACGAACATCAGGCGATTGCTGACTAAATGGCTTATCCCAATCCAGCATCCGAGCAATCGCTGGGTCTGGGAGGTCGATGGTGTAGACATGACCAGCACGCTCTGAGCGCACAGCACCGCTTTCCAACAGATCAGCTAGATAATTTGCATGGGCCTTCAAGTCAGGATCTTTATCGTAACTTCCCCTCAATGTCTTGATTGCCGAGGCAACATCATTATTTAACCCGACAGCACTTTTTATCACAGCAGTCGGATCTTCAAACCCAAATGGCATTAACTTCGTCGCGCTTTTTCTTGCCGCATCATTAGCAAATGTCAGTTTATTTCCCGCAAGCGCTCTTCTGTAATCTTCTGCCACCCCAGGACTCTCAGCCACATAGTGACCATACCCGTAAGCCTGGGCACCCTCACCCGATCCGATCTTCGTGGGGTCGAAACGCTGAAAGCGATAGGGCGAGCCGTGATACACGGTAGCAGCCCCCACAGGCAAACCCTTCGTGGCACGAATCCCCGCCATCGCCGCACGGCCAATCGGCACAGCCTCCGGTGCCAGCGTCATAAGAGCCGCCTCGGCCTCTGGGCGCAGGCGGGTCGTCATACCGCGCCCCTTTGTCAGTGGCTCGCCGTAGGACATGCGCTCAACCGTTGCGGGAATGCCTGTCTCCGCGAGCAGGCCACCGAGTCCCTGCATCTGCTGCGCACGCTGCGGGCTGCGCATCCACTCGACGCCGCCCGTCAAGGCGTCAGACAGCAGCCCGAGGATCGGGTTGCGCGGTGTCGGGCGAATGTAGTCGGCCATTAATCCCCCAGCAATCCAGGCACCGCAGTGCCTGCGGTAGCGGAGTAGCCAGCAGCTCGCGTCTGCTGCTGCAATGCCCTGCGCCGCAGCTCATCGAGCACTGGCGTGAGGCCCATCAGCGTCTCTTGCTGACGCACGAAGCTCGGATCAAGAACGCTTCGCGTGATCTGCTCGGCAACATTCTGGTCAATTCCCTGCATACGCGGGACAACCTGGCCGAGCAGACGCGAACCGCCACCAAGCAGATCGCCGCGAATCATCTGAGTGCCAGCAGAGATGACTTCAGACGGTGCCGGTCCTTGAATCTCTCCAACCTCCTGGTTGATTCGCGTTGTCGGCGAGCCGCCTTCAATCATGCTGCGAGTGCGAGCCATAGACTGCTCACGCTGCAAGTTCTTGATGAAGTCTTCGTATTCGCCAGTCGAGTTAAAGATTAGTTTGAAACGATCCTTCATGTTGCGGTCGTTCAGGAACTTGCTGGCGACATCAGCCGTCTCGCGCATCCCGTAAATCTCGTCGCGCAGTGTCTGAATCGCGCCAAGGCGATACATCTGCTGCTGGCCCTCGTCTGTGAACTTATCCAGCTCGCGGCGAATCTCTGCCGGAGTCTTGCGCAGGAACTTCTCGCGGCCAGCATTAAGCGCATCAAGCAGCACAGATTCGCCAGAGAAGGTGTCGAGCGCCTTGCCGTACACGGACACCTTGTCGGTGATGGCTTTGCGCAACTGGATGCGCAAATCGTCCAGATCATTGGCGCGAGCACTTTTGCCAGTTCTCCGAGCCTCGTTTGCAAGATCGCCGACATACTTGTATGCCTTATCAAGCATAACCATGTCGTTGTCAGCGAGATCTGCGAACTGCGGCAGTCGTCGCGCATCTGCGATTGCGGCTTGAATGTCCTTCGACTTCTTTAGCAAATTGTCGATGGCAAAAGACTCAATCTGACCAGCGGCCCTCGCCTGATCGTAAAACGGAGTCGCAAGCATTGAGCGGCGATTGATGATTTCGTTTGCGACTTCATCCAAGTCGCGGGCACCAACTGCTGTCAAATCCGTAATGTCCTTGATGATCCTCGGACCAGCAGCGACCATACGCTCAGTCAGCATCTGGCGGGCTTCGGTTTCCGCTGCCTGCGTGATAGCCATCGCGCCACGAGCGAGGCGGCGCATCCCTTCACCGCCAATATCCGCCAGCGTCTCATCGCGGGCACCGAGGCGTCTCACGGTCTCGGCCTGACGCGCTGCGAGCTGCTCTGGCGTCATACCTTCCTGCGCAATCTTGCGAGCGAGAATCTCTTGCGCTTTGTTCAGGGGATCTTGTTGGCGCACGAGGCCGGTGGCTTCGCCAACCCTGCGAGCGCCAGATCCAACCGCCGATGTGACGACAGGAGTCGTAGCGCCTAATGTCCCTCCAGTAACTCCTCCAATTGTTGCGCCAAGGACTCGATCCTCAAGCCCGCCCTGAGCCGTTCCTGCGCCCGTCAAAGCGCCAGTGGCTGCACCAGTTCCTGCTCCTCTTGCCATCATTGAGGCAAGGCCAGGAATCTTCGCGGCCTGCTGACCTGCTCGTGCAGCAGTCATCGCGGCAGAGGTGCCACCAGTAAATGGAGCAGCAAAAATACCGGCAACGGTAGGCAACAAACTTCCAGTGGCTTCACCAGCAAATGCTCTTACTGGGTACTGCTCTTCGTATTGCTTGATGCCAGCCCTGACCCTAGCAAGTTCCTGCTCGTAGCGAGGCCCAGATGTTGCGCGAGCGCGCATCGCAGCCTCTGCTTCATCTGAAAAGCCAAAGGTCAAGCCTTGCAGCATAGACCGGCCAATGCCAGCCCGAACTGGTGCGCCTTGGAACTTAGGCGCAGCAGCGGGAGGCTGCATTGCTCCAGCAGGCACCGGCTGGCCCGGCTCTGGAGCTGCTACGCGAAGAGACTCGGGCAGATCATCGAGCGGGACTGCCTGACCGGAACGTGGTGAAGTTGCCATTATTGATATTCCCATCGACCGTTACGGAAAACAATGTTCCTGTTGTTCCTGTCTTTTGCCGTGTCGCCTTCTTTCGGGACTTGCGCTGGGGGCGGCGGCACATAAGGCTGATACGCCCTGCCAGCAGTAGTTCGCATCGCGTTGGTGGCGATTGCACGGGCCTGCTCCTTCTGCGCAATAACCTCGGGTCTGTCTCCGACTTGCGGGAAATACGTTTCAAACTCCTTGCGCATCTCATCTTCGCCAATGACAGCGCCGGACTCCTGCCGAAGTTTGGCGCGAATCCAGTCGTCTGCGGCCTGTTTGTATTTTTGTTGTTCAGCGCTCATTGCGCCACGTTGCGCGACACCTCCGATGATTGGAAGCGCCCCAGCGACAGCAGCCCTCACGCCAGGCTGTGAACCTTGCGGCAGATTACCAATGACATACAAAGATGCCTCCATGCGCTGGGAGAATCCTGCTGCTTTTGCCTCTTCTTGAGTTGGCCTTGACGATCCGCTGGCACCCATCAATGGTTTTCCAGCCGCATCGGTGATGGGGATCACCGGCCTGCCAGGAGCCTTCGGCACATAGACGATTCCATTGGCGGTCTCCATGCGCTCGTATCCGCTCCTTGCGAACTCGGCTTCGCTGAGATTGAGCCTGCGCCGAGCAATCTCAAGTTGCTGGCCTTCAATGCCCATCAATGGCTTGCCTGCCGCATCCGTTACGGGGATGATCCTACCGCCAGGTGTCTTCGGCACATACACAATGCCGCCAGCAGTTTCCACCCGCTCATAATTGCCGCGATTAAATTCATCTTGGCTGATCTTGAGCCTTTCACGGGCGATATCCAAGTTTTGACGCTCAATGTCAAGACGCGCCTGCTCCACCGGAGAGATGCCAGTTCCGAAGGTTGTACCCGGAGCAAGATTCCTCAGATCAACTGCACGCTTCTGACCATCAACGTCAATGATCTGGATGTTCTGTCCAGTGCCGAATTTAGTGCCGACAGGTGTATTTCTAAGGTCAATGAGCTGCTTCTGACCATCAACGTCAACGAGCTGCAGATCTTGGCCTTTGCCGAAGACAGTTCCGACAGGAGTCGCGTTAATGTCAATAAGCTGCTTGGTGCCATCAACATCAACGAATTGAAGATTTCTGCCGGTGCCGAATGTCTGCCCAGGTGCGACTTGGCTCCTATCAATAGCAACGGTTTTGCCATCAACAGTTTGCAGCACCATGTCACGTCTCGGGCCAAAGCCTCCAATGGTCTTGAAGCTGCCGTCATCGTAGCCTTGCACGATGACCTCTTTGCCTGTCGCCAAGTCAGTAACGGTCTCTCTGCTGCCAATGGGTTTAGGAGCCGGAGCCATCTGACTTGGAACCTCAATGACGCCACCAGTTTTAGTGCGCTGGAAGAACTTGCCGCCCTCACCCCTGTAGATGTCGCCGACAACTTCCTGCTGCGTCGGCGCAAGCCGATCTGCAATGTCAAACATTCGCTTGGCGTCTTCAGTTCTGCCTCTTGATGTGTATAAACGAGCAGCATCACGATACCGCTGCGCTTGTATCTCATTGGCGGTCATC